CGTTCCGCTTCATTAGTCATAAAAGGATTGGTGTTAATTGGATAGTTTTCGATGACTCTTGCTGGAGTCTCGTTTGCGTAAATGTTCTGTTTACCGTATTCGGTAGTTCTCATAATAGTTCGGGTTTGGGTAGGAAAAACATATTGGCGAGGACGATGCGATTCGGGTCGCCACTATGTCTAATAATTAAAAGGTGAGATCTGATTGTTCTAGTTTTGCTACAACGTCAGCTCTGTAAGCTGGGTCAGTGTCATAACGTGGATCTCCCATAGCCGCTACGAGTTCAGCTTGTGATCTGTAAATGTCGCCTGAACTAGAAGCAGGTTTGCCTTGTAGCATTCTTCCTTCATATCCATTTGCTTCGTTGTATGCAGATTGAAGTCCTTGGAAAGCAATACCGATAGCTGCTGGATTTCCTGAATCAACTACAGAATCGAAGGCGTCGATCTGGTTGTCCGGGAGATTACTTCCAGCCCACTCAATTACACTGTCGTAATTAGCCTGTCCACCTGCTGCATTAACTACACTATTTACCTGTCCTTCAGATAGTTCAATAGCTTGTTGTGGAGCTTGAGGGTTAGTAGCTTGGATTTCTAAGTAAGCATTAACTAAATCTTGACTACTCATTTCTGAGAATCTTTCTATAGTCTCTTCACTAAGAGTTCCATCGTTTGCATAGTATTCTTCTGAAGCTTCATTGATCAGACTGACCGCAGGAGCATCATCAAATACCTCTTCATCGCTTTCTTCTTCTTCTTCATATCCTTTGTCTGAGTCTTCGTAGTCGTACTCTTCTTCGGTATCTTCTTGTCCAAGTTTCTTCTGTAATGATAAGTAAGCTTGTTCTAATTGTTCTGTATTTTCATATTTACCAGCTAGTAATCCTTCTTGTTCTGCTACTAGCTTCTCTCCTACCTCAAGAGAGTCTTGTTCCTCTGCGGTTAAGACTTCTGTATCTGGAGAGTTATCACTTGTAAATGTTTCTGCCATTATTCAGGTTGTTCAGTTGGTGGTTGTTGTTTTGTTGGATCAGCCGCAGGTGAATTAGCAAATTGACCAGCTTGCTCTAATAGAGTCTGGTTCTGTTTCTCCTGCATCATCTCTTCCTTATTCTCTGCAAGTTCCTGTTCAGTCTTAACAAGATTTAGTACATCAATACCTTGTGCAGCAGCTAGACGTTTAATAGCTTCCAGTGGATTGATAAATCTCATCAATGATTCTGGTCCTAATGTCTGTGCAATAGTTTGCACGAACATAGTTAATGCTTCTCTGTCTTGACCACGACCTAAAGCATTTACACCAGCTACAATTGCTGGTCTAATTACATCTTTAGGTAACTTAGGTAGTTCGTTACTTCTCTGTAAAACTAATAGTGTTCTATCTAGATAAGGTATGAGGAAAGATACAGTTAACAAACTGAAGATGCCGCCGAGCTGTTGCTCAAGTTCTAACTGTGTAAGTCTCACTTCTTCTGCTGTTACTCTCTCTGCATTCCTTACGTTCATAACAAGGAAAGCTTCGAGCAATCTTCTCTCTATAGTCTGAGCCATTTGAGCTGCTGTTGAAAAATCTGCCGTCTTTCCTACTTGGACGACTTGTACGTCCTCTGCCCTTCCTTGTACGATTGCGCCGTTTCCAGCTTTAGCTATCGTTGCAGGTTTAGTTGTGGAGGATGGTGATACTAGAAAAATAACTTTACTAGCAGCAGCAGCTCCCTCAACGAGAGCTTGTGATAATCCTTCTAAAGATTTGAGGTCTCCTAAGAACTCCTCAACTCTTCCACGTCCATACTGTTCTCCATCTACTGAATTAAAAGTCAGGACTAACCATGGACTTGCATTCTTAGGAGCAGTACTTCTTGTGTTTGGAATTATCTTATCTAATACTTCTTGGTGCCATTGCCATCTGCCGTTTAATAGTTTCACGTACGTATAAACTTCGACATCGTTATTATGACCACCTTGAGTTTCGTCGATACCTGTATTAGTTTCAGGCTTTGGGATTTCAAACCCAAGTACATCTCGACTTATCAATTCCTTTGTAACTATTTCTAGGACGTTACCATTTCCATCTCTGTTAACGACATACCTTGTAAGTGGATAGTTCTTAATTCCATCTTTACCCATAAATAACAAAGCATTACCACCAACAATTAAATGTTTAAGTGCTTGGTGTATAACTACTCTGTCATTTGATGCAGCGACATAGTCCATGACCATTCGTTCCATCTTAGACAAAGAAAGATCAAGTTCTGATCTTGCTTCTGGAGGTAAATCTTCACCCAACTTATCCTCTCTTACTTGTAACTTAAAGAAAGATCCTTGTGGAGGTAGGATTGCAAGCATTAATTTTGCTGCAAGCCCTACCACACATTTGGACCCGACTGATTGCCACGGAATATTGAGAGTTTCGTGTGTTGGTCGTGAAGATGTATCGTCTTGAATTAAATAAGGTAACGTGAGTTTTGAACAGTCAACGGCTTTGTCTAGGAATTGTCTTCGATCTGTTACCAGTTGATTGTATCTCTCACGAGCAAGCATTAGTTAAGACCTCCGCCTTGTGCTCCTGTATCTGTACCTGTATTTACTTTAGGATTTAATTTAATCCTTAATGAACCTGTACCTTTTGAGTACTGGTTTTTACTTTTGTTACCACGGTCATCCTTTGCTCTTCTTACCTGTGGGTTCACATCCTTAATCATTGGATCAGGAGGTGGAGCTGTTGGTGTTGGAGGTAATGGTGGTGGCGGAGCTGGAGGTAATGGTGGTGGTGCAGGCGTTCTGTTGCCTCCGAATATACACATTAGATTTCGTCCTCTTCTATTGATTTGATGTAGTCAATTACGCTGGCTTGTCCAGCTCTATACATAATTGATTCGATTGATTCTTTGGGGTGAACTGGTTCCCACCCGAAGTTATCGTCTAACTTATTTATTAACTCTTCAAGTCTGTCGTTATGAAGCTTAAGAGTATTGAGGGAGATTGACATTCGAGTGTTCAAAAAATGCAGGCATTCTAGCTGCCTTGGTCTGGGAAAATTCTGGTGCTTTGCCTTCGTACATAAGTCTGTCGCTGGCATCTAACCAAAATTTTTTGTCTAAATATCTATCGGCATTCTGTTTTAAAGGTTCCATAACCCAGTTGATAGTTGCCTTCCTAAGAAGGTCAAGAGATCTACTTGGTTTAAGTCCTAGCTCTGCACAGACTAAAGAGTTAGCAGCGACATGCACTTGCTCATCTCTTGATATGTCTGCACTTACGGTCCTTAGACCGGCATCTCCACAGAACCTGAAGAACGGTAGTAATACAAAAAAGATTGCTCTCTCTGCTACTAACGCCTTACAAATTGTGTGGTCTGGATGCGCTTCCCACGCTGCACGTAAGCGTAATGCTTCGGCTTCGGCTTTTTCATCGACGCCTAGTGCGTTGGTGATGTATCCAAGAGCAAGATCATGTTTGATTTCGTCTTGAACGTTCGACTCTAGAAGTGCTCTAGCAGTGTCGGGAACTTCTTTATCAAGTGCGTCTGTAATAAACTCGCCAACTGGTAACTCCATATGGCGTATTGCAAGGGCACGGTAGATGGTTTCTTCTGCACCTTCTTTTAGTTTTCCTTTAGATGTTTGAACGGGTGTCCAAGTTCTTTTTCTGGACAGTAATTTTAAATAGGGATTCATTGCTCGCAGTCACATTCAATTTTCATAGCTGGATCTGGCACAAAGTCTGGATCAGGTTCTTTACTAAATAAACTTCCTAAGTAATTTTGAACTTCAGTATCTCCTAATGCTGCGTAAACATCAGTCTTATCTTGAGTATCAGGTTTCACTTGAAGTGCGTAGTAAAGTGAAGTCTGTGGTGATTTTAACCACTCTTCTATAAATGCTTCATCGTAAGTCACCATATCGCTCCAAGAGTTGAAGCTATAGCCATGTAGCAATCCTGTTCTATCGAGCATGATCATTATTTGATCAGCTACTTTCTTATAAACATCCCAGCCTACCTCGCTGGCTATTTCTACGTCGCCATATTGTACTTGTTCCACACCAAATTCTCCTGAATCCCTGTCAACCACACGGCTGATAGGAGGAGCGATCTCTGGTGTACTTGTAAAGCCTTCGAGATCTCTGCTTCTGTACGAACAACTAGCGGTTGGAGCTATAGCGAAAGCTCTTTCCATTGTGTTTGCACGGGCAATGTTAGCTGCTTCTTGTATGCCCAGAAATAGTTCGCGTGCAGCTAAACCTGCGATACCATCGAAACTCTCAGCATTATTAGTAGCCTCAAGAGCGTCGCCAAACTGGGCATATGTTACTCCGTTAATTCGGAGGAAGTTGGAAAGTCCAAGCATTCCGAGCCCGACTTGCCTGTCTTGTTCCGGGGGTAAGTACTCGCCAGTCCTTCCAACACCTGTTCTGCCATGAAGATCGCACAGCTCGGACATGCCTTGAGTGAAAGCTTGCCGTACGTCGCCGATACGACAGGCACCGAGATTGATATGCTGGAGCAGGCAAGTTCCACGTGAGGGCAAGTAAACTTCCAAGCAGACATTGCTGCGAATTCGTTTTTTGTTGTTGTCATATTTTATTTTGTTGAGCCAAATGTCTCCTCTTGCAATGCCTCCAAGTATTGCTTCCTTTGTTGAAGCTTTTGAATCACGCCAGAGTTCTGGGGTAAGGTCAACACATCGTTTGACCCATGGGAGTTCGTGTCTTTTGACGAGCACGAAATCGAGGATATCGGGGTGATTAATATCAAGATGGAGGACGCAAGCACCGTTACGGAACGTCCCTCCGCGCCTAAGTATTTCATTTAATGTTGAATAGATTTTTCCGAATGAGACTGGTCCACTTGCAACAAGTGAATCAGGTCCTTTATTTGTTGTTGTTCCTGCTGGTCTAATGTCCGACAAGTGGACTGCGACTCCTGCTCCATATCTAAGAGCATGCGATACAAATCTCCAGCTCGCTTCGATGCCATCGCTTCCTTCCATGCTGTCCTGCACGTTGAAAATGGTGCAGCTTACGGGTAGACGATCTTTTGGATTATCAATCCATGCTTGGACTCGACCAGTCCTAGCTATCTTGTTGGGTTCTATTTTCGATTTCATTGAGTAAATAATGGGCAGCTTTTTTTAAATCTTTTAAGTCGTTGTCTTTATATCCAGCTCGACATATATATTTGATTACGTTTCCAAGGTGATAGTTCAGGTTTTGATCTCTAATGAAATCCCATACTTCTATGTTTCCTCTCTGGTAGTAATCAGGACCTTCGTTTTTTTGCTTCATCTAAGAGTGGTTTAATTAAGTTGTTTAATTTGAAAACCTGTTCTTGTAACTTCATATATAATTCCATCATTGTCTCCTTATCTATTTCATACAGAGCCAACTGGATCTCTCTCATTTCCAAGTCCTGATGGAGAGTTAATTTTGTAGTCTCGAACGGGTTCCCAGAGGATTGGTTCTTTTTTCTCATGGTCGTAGTCTGTAGTTGTGAGTATGCGTGCGAGTCTTGCGTTAACTAACGCATCCTCTTCAGTCATGTCCTTTTCTTCAAAGGTTTCAACGACTGCTTTCCATGTGTATCCTTTTTCTTCAAAGATCTTCTCTGCTTTTTTGACTCCAATCCCGGGCACCCCTGAGTAACCATCTGTATTGTCGCCAGCGAGTGCTTGAATCAAGTGCCACCTTGCTCCCTCATCTGGAGAGATAGTGACCGTTTCTTTAAAGTCATATAGTTTCCCGGGAATCTGTCTCATGTCTTTATCAGGAGAGACAATTATATTTCCGGGGTATTTTGTAGCGTAAATTCCGAGAGCATCATCTGCTTCGAGTGTATCTTTGAGGATAACTTTATATTCTTTACGCAGCTCCTGTATCACCCTTTTGAATCCACAGGGCTTTTTTCGTTGTCGATGACCCTTATATTCGGGCAGAATTTTTTTCCTAAAATTATGAGGGCTTGTAAAAAACAAGATCATCTCATCATCGAACGATCCGAGGTCTTTTTGGACTCTATCTAAGTCTCTTTTTACGCATTTCATTGCATCTGAGAAATTAGAAGTAACGACAATGACGTCATCACCAAAATCCATCTCTGTTTCTGCGCTAGCACAGCATTTGTACACTATGTAGTCGCAATCTATTAATAATTTCATATTTAATGCACGTCAGCCCATGTATTGCCATGTTTTGATTCAGCAGCTATGGGACAACGTAAGTTGTAGTATTCACCAGCCAATATTGCTGATGCTTCTAATCCATACTTCAGTCTGATGATGGATTTAGTTTCGCATTCGTATTGAAGTTCATCATGTACGAAAGCTAGTTGATGTGTGTGAACATTGTTTTTTTTGAACAGTTCATTGGCTATAACCATCCAACGCTTCGCAACAATACCGGCTGAGCATTGAAGTAAATAGTTAAGAGCTTTGTGAGGACTGTCTACTAGAACTCTTCTACCATCAATTGCTAAAAGCCATCCATTAGTAGACTTAGCTGAAACCGCTCCCAATAAGTCAGCGAGACCTTCGATAGCAGAAACAAACGCTTCTCTAATTTCCTTGCCTTTCTTTTTAGCTTCCTTGGGTTTGAGGGTGTTATCATAAGAGGTTCCAATTTTTTCGTTGCCTGCTCCATAAAGGAAGGCATATGTGACAGTCTTAACTTGTCGTCTAGTAATACCAATTTTGTCAGCGTTTACTTGGTGGATATCGTCGTTGATTAGTATGTCTCCATACCTACCTCCGTCATATCTGCCAAGGTAGTGAGCTAGCATTCGAAGTTCTATACCGCTTAAATCTGCACCTACCATTACCATTTCCGGGCTTGCTGTGAATAGTTCTCTAAGCTCAGGTGCCGCAGGGACTTGGGCTAAGTTCGGTTTACGATGAGCACATCTAAATGTGTTCGTACTAACCGAGCAATGGTGATGGATTCTCCCTTCACCAGTAACAAGCTTGTTCCATGCGTTCACGCCTTCGGATATCATTCCAAGCTTCTTTTTTATCGTTAAACATTTCGCACATTGAAGCGAGAAGGGAATATTTATCTCCGTCAATGTAATCTCGTCGATAATTGGTTTCCCAGTCGTAGTGGTCTGATTCAGTTTGACATTCAAACGATTCGTAAGAATCCATGCTATGTGATCTCGTGATGTTGGGTTAAATTCTTTTAGTCTTTGGAACTCTGCTCCGGCGATGTAGCCTTGTGTAGAGTTATCTCGTTTAGGAGTGAACAACGCTCCTCCAATGAGAGTCCATTTTTTCCGAAGTACTTCAGTAAGTTCTTCCATCTCTCTTCTGAGATGTGACTCAAGTTGCTGAGCTTTTTGTTCATTAAATGTCCATCCATGTATTTCTTGTTCTGTGA